GTCATAGCTTCAATATTAGAAATACAGCCAAGAGAGGTAACAACATAGTGAAAGACATACCAATAATAGAACCAAAAGAAGTAATAACAACAATAACAAATATGAAGACAGGCGAAGTCTACAAGGATGATATAGAGTGGAAAGCCAAAGGTATACCAGAATCTGACATAAGAAAAGATGTAAGAGTTATCATGCCTAGCCTTGATTTATTTGGAGAAACAAAATAGAATAGATAAATGGCCATAACTAGAGCACAACAAGCAAAACAGATGTTACAAAATGGAGGACGTATAGGACTTCAAGGTGGTGGTGCTGATATGGGAAAAGAAAGAGGTACAGAAACAGGAAGAGAACCTGGACCAGTTGGAGGGGGTAGAGGTGTAAGAGGCGACAGAGATCCAACAGCACAATTTTCACCAGAAGCCGCAGCTACTGCAAGAGAAATGCGTAGTGCAACCATAGGTGCTGGTGATAGATTTGTTCCAGATTTTTTACCCACAACAAAGGGGATAGCTAATCTTTTTCAAGTTTCAAAACCAACTCCTTTTGATATTCAAAGAAGAGGTTTTATACGAGCGTTAGGACCAAAACCAATAATTGGTGGTGGCGGTGATGATAGTCAAGCAATGGTTGACATACCCACATGGATGCGATTAGGTTTTAGTAGTGAAGCAGAATATCTAGCATCATTAAAAGATGAAGAGGATAAAGACAAAGAAGCAGAAGAAGGTTTACGATTAGCATTTAGAGCCGATGGCGGTAGAATAGGTCTTCAAGAAGGTGGTATCATGCCTAGACTAAATCAGTTAGGTAGCGGTGTATCTTCTGCAGAACAAATGTTACAAGGTATTAATCAAAGATTAGAGTCAGCTGAATCTAGTTTAGGTTCAGGTGGTGTTGAACAATTACAAGCAGTTCAACCAATGAAAATAGATCCACAGTTTCCTGGCATGAGACCAGGAAATATTCCTGGCACAAACGCACCATACTCTTCTCTTAGAGGTGGAGGTTTTAATAGTTTACAACAACCAGAACCTGGAAATATACCTGTACAACGACCAATTGGTATAAGACCTGATTTTAATGCTATGGTAAGACCATTAGGAAATCAAGGTCAAGGAGATCCGCTTTTTGAACCAAAAATGAGCGGCATACCAGCAGCAGGTTACGCAGATGGCGGTAATGTTGTAGGTGGTGAGTTTGATTTTGAATCTGCAAGACAGATGTATGGTTTAGGTAAACTTGTTAAGAAAGTTACAAAAACAGTTAAGAAGATTGCAAAGTCACCTATAGGTAAAGCTGCATTAATAGGTGCAGTTGGGTTTGGTATACCTGGAACAAACATAGGCGGTTTGTTTGGCAGAGCCGCTATTGGTGGAAAAGCAACAGGTTTATTTGGAACACAAGGAATAGCACAAGCATTACAATTAGGTAAAATGAAAGCAGGTAATTTATTATTTGGAATACCTGGAGATACAGCGGGTAGAGTTGCTGGAACTGGTTTATTAAGTAAAATAGGACCTTTAGGTGCAATCGCTGGAGTATCAGCGTTAGCAGGATTACTAACAGCAAAACAAGAAGAAGAGGCACAAGAATTATCAAGAGGTGAGGGTATAGATATAGAAGCAGCTAGAAGATCTATTTTAGCAAGAGCACAAGGTAATATTAAAGGTGATCTTAGAGCAACAGCATTTAGAGCTGAAGGTGGACCTGCAGAAGGTAAAGAACCAGTAGCTAAAAAAACTATGCCACTATTAGACATGGGTGGTAAAGAAATGGATCTTAGAGAAGAGGGTGGATTCGTGCCAATAGGTAGAATGGAAAAAGCAGATGATGTGCCTGCAAGATTATCAAAGAATGAGTTTGTATTTACGGCTGATGCTGTTAGAAATGCAGGTGATGGAGATGTGGACAAAGGCGCAGAAGTCATGTATAACATGATGAAAAACCTCGA